ATAACTATAGACCAAATCAATCAACAAATCGAAGCTACTTTATCCTCAATGGAAAGAAAGTTCTGTGAGGGTATAGCGCAAGGAAAAGGTAAGAGACAAGCGGCTGTTGACGCAGGTTACTCTGAAACTTCAGCTCACGTACAAGCGGCCCGCAACTTAAAGAAAGATAAAATCATCCAGTATATTGACAGATTGCGTGCTGATACTAGGCGCTTGACCAGTGAATCTATATCCAAAGAAGTAGAAAAGCTTGATAATGTGTACAAAAATGCTATTGACAAGAAACAATATACAGCAGCAGTCAACGCGATAAGGTTGAAGTCTCAGTTGTTGGGGTTTCTTGTTGAGAAGAAAGAAGTTCAACACTCAACCCTTGACACGATGAACGATGATGAATTGACCAAGTATCTTGATCAAATCAAAGCAGACCACAATCTAGATAATTGACAACGGCTTGCTGTTGCTTGAGGTTGACGGCGCACGATTGATCCGCCTTGATCCTCGGTTGTTGTTGATCCGTATTGATCAGCAAGGATCACGAGATATAATATATATAAAAAAAACTCTATCATCAATAATATATATATAAAAAAGCTCTATCATCATTAGACGATAAAATTACTAAAATTAAAAAAAAGAGTTTTTTAAGTATAGAAAAAATATAAAAGAAAATTAATTATATTTAATAATTAGAAAGAGAGATTTTACGATTACTTTAATTTATAAAGATTTATTTATTTTATTAATATTTATTATTATATTTATTAATTAATAAAAAAGAACGAAAGTAGAACGAAAAGAGAACATCTAGTTTAGAATAGTTATAAACTAGATAAAATATTTATTTTACTTTTATTAAAAAATAACTATTATTTAATTATCTTTTAAAAATTAAATCTTTTAATAATTAAAAGAGTTTTTAAAAGAAATAGAAAGAAGAATAAAATGAAAAATATAAAAAACGATAAAATAGAAAATAATCTAAAAGAAAATAAAGTAGCTTTATCTTTTAGAGAATTCGAAAATAAAAAAGTCTTATTTAGATTTTTTAATACTAAGAGAGAAAAATCTCTTAGTTTCGCTATTTACGAAAAAGCGAAATTTTCGAAAAATATTAAAGACGCTTTTAATAACGATTATCGTAAAGTCGATATCGAATACGATACTACTAAAAATAATCGTTTTAAAAAAGTTAATCTATTAATCGATATTAATAGTTATTTAGATAAATCTAAAATTAATCTTTATAAAGATTTAATTAATTCTAATAAAGAGTTTATTAAATCGAATAAAGTAGATTTAGATTTAATCGAAAATATTAAATTCTTCGAAGATAGAATTAATAATTTAAAATAACTATCTAAAATTTTTAAAGACTAGCGAATTAATTTTCGCTAGTCTTTTTTTTATTCGATTTTTTCGAATTCTCTATTTTAAAAACGTATTAAGTTTAAATAAAAAAAATCGTATAAAGTTTAAAATCTATATAAGTCTAACTAGAGAAAGAGATATAGTATAGGGCTGAAATGGCTTATATGCGTATAAATTTTGTAGAAAAAAATTTTGTTTTATTTTAATACTGTACAATGGCTTTTTTAAATAGTAGCATTCCACCTATATATTGTAAAATTCGTAAGGAGTATTTATATGATTTACAGAAACATCATGGAGAAAGCGAAAGCTGTGTTATCTTTGGTCTCACAAGTATTGCAGGGCGTAGTCTCCTTTTTAATATCATGTTGGAAAACGGTGCCTGCTTTTGGCGTTTGCCTATCTCAGCGTTTTTCCAAAAATCGCATGACAGAGCCAAAGTGCCTGATATGTCAGTTGACCAGCTTCAACTGTGGAATTGCTTTGATTATCATCATAGTATTAATCACTTTGCTTTTTTAACTGGACAACGAGCCAAATATTTTGGAAAAGATAAAAAACTGTATACTGGTGAGTATCTGTTTACTGTTGACTGGTGTCACCCTGACGCCAATCTTCTTGATACAGATCATTCTGAAATTCCTCAGGAACATAAGTGCGCTCATATACTGGAGCTTGACAATGGTAATTACGCTGCTCAGCCTAATAACCGAATACTATGGAACATCAATTCGTACACTACGAGAAACGAAGTTCCCGACTACAAAGTTCAAAACACCGAATGGAACGTAGAGAATAAGGATTGGCGGACCGAGGATACTGATAAGTTCTTTTACGAGATAGAAGAAAAAGGTTTTAAATAACAATTTATCAAAGTATCATTGATCCATGACTATATCTATATTACTCCCTACTCGTAAGAGGATTAGACAATTAGAGAAATCTATGGATTCTTTATTGTCTAATGCAAAAAATCCTGATAAAATTCAACCTCTCTTTGGTGTCGATGACGATGATACTGAGACTTTAGAGTTTCTTAAAACGACTAATTACAAAAATCAAAGTGTACTAAAGTTTAAACGTATGGGTTATGAAAACCTCCATATGTATAATAATTCTTTATGTGCATATGCTCAGGGTACCTGGGTAATGTTTTTTAATGACGATGCGATTATGAATACTAAACATTGGGACGAAATTATAGAAGCTGAAAAAAATTTTAATGTGTTAAGAGTCAAAGAACAAACTGGCCACCCATATAGTATCTTTCCTATATTTCCATGGGATTGGTTTAGATTATTAGATCATATAAGTTTACATGGACAAAACGATGCTTGGATTTCTGAGATAGCTTATATGCTCGATATTATGAAAGACGTGAATATTGAAGTAACTCATGATAGAGCTGATATTACAGGAAATAATAACGATAGCGTCTTTAAAGAAAGAGTTTATAAAGAGGGGCACCCTGATCAAGAAGGAGATTTACATCATGTAAAGATGTGGAATGCTAGAACAGCAGACGCTAGTAAGCTGGCTTGGTATTTAGAAAAAATTGGTCAACCCTCTGTACATTGGAGAAAAATTGTAAGAAAAGAGATAGAGCCATTACACTTAGTTGCAAATAAATTTGATGAATATAGAAAAAAAGGTGCGATAGGCGCAGGAAAACAGAATGCAAGAACAGACATTAAAGGAACGATTAAAGTTAGCTATTCAACTATACCAGGAAACGAAGGATCCTCGGGCAGCTGAAGTTGTAGAACATCTTAATAAAATTTTATCTACGTCTAAAGCTCGTAAGAATTTATTAGCTTACTCAAAACATATGTATCCTGGGTACAAGGATCCTGCTCATATACAACTTATTGCAAAACATCTACAACAATTAGAATCAGGAGAAATAAAACGTCTTGCAGTATTTATGCCTCCAAGGCATGGAAAGTCTATGTTATGTTCAGAATTTTTTCCAGCATGGTATCTAGGAAATAATCCAAATGAATTTGTGATACAATCGACTTATGCTCAAGAATTAGCAGATGACTTTGGTCGTAAAGTAAGAAACCAGTTACAATCTCCAGATTTTAATAATGTGTTTCCTAGTGTAGCTTTAAGATCAGATAGTACATCAGCTAAACGTTTTCACACAATGCAAGGTGGAACCTATACAGCAGTCGGTGCTGGTGGAGCGATTACTGGTAGAGGTGCGCATTTATTAATTATAGACGACCCAATTAAAGGTCGAGAAGATGCTGAGTCAGAAGTTCAAAGACGGAATCTTTTAGAGTGGTATAAATCTGTTGCTTACACACGACTTCAACCAGGTGGTAAAGTTATAATTATTCAAACTCGTTGGCACCAAGACGACTTAGCTGGTTACATTTTAAATGAGAGTGGAGAAGAATGGAAAGTTTTAGATTTACCTGCGATAGACGATAGCGGGAATGCATTATGGCCTGAAGCTTATTCTAAAGAAGACTTAGATAAAATTAAAAATACAGTAGGAGAACGTGTATGGTCAGCGTTGTATCAACAAAGACCATCGAGTGAAGAAGGTTCTATTATTAAAAGAGATTGGTGGAATATTTATGAAAAGGAAGAAATACCAACTTTAAGTTATGTAGTTCAATCTTATGATACTGCTTACTCAACTAGAAGCACTGCTGACTTTTCTGCGTGTACTACTTGGGGAGTGTTTACAGCCAGAGATGAAAATAACGTTCCTTACGCTGCAACGATATTATTAGATGCTTGGAAAGAAAGATTAGAATATCCAGAGCTTCGTAAAAAAGCTAATGATAGCTATTATGAATGGAGACCCGATCAAGTATTAATTGAAAAAAAAGCATCAGGGCAATCTCTTATACAAGATTTAAGACGTTCGGGAATACCTGTAATTACTTATTCTCCTGATCGAGATAAAGTTTCTAGAACACATAGTGTATCTTCTATGTTTGAAGGTGGATTAGTGTTTACTATGGATAAAGAATGGACTAAGAATGTAATTGAGGAGTCAGCGCAATTTCCATATGGAAAACACGATGATATACATGATACATGTGTTCAAGCTTTATTGCGTATAAGGGATGGATTTTTAGTAACTCACCCCGATGATCCAGAGGACGAAGATTATGAAACACGAAAGCAACGTGGCGAAAACAAACATTATTACTCTTGATTCATACAGAGTAACGCCTAGAAAAGTTGTAGCTAAAGAAGTTGAACAACGTCAAGATGACGAAGTAGTAAATGCTTTTCATGATTCTTGTATTCGTATTAGCGCCAAAGTAGATATAAAAGGCTATGCTTTAGTAGCATGGGACGAAAAGGGAATTCCTTGTAT